GACCGAGTAGTCTTTGCTGGGTTTGATCAGTTTGGAAATTTAGTTGTTTGGGATCAAGCATCTTATCTTTCACTTAACGATGTTGATATCACTAGATTTAATTTTGATCAGTTTAAAGGTAATGCAATGTGGTGGATAGATGAGTTAACTGGATGTGAAGCAGATTGGAAACCTAAAGAAAAGCCTGCACCTACTCCTGAGAATCCATTCCCAACAGCTTATGGCTATGTACAATTCACACACAATTCTATAGCGACTGCAGCACAAATGTATCTAACTCTGATAGACAATTTTAATTCAAGAAGAAATACAAGAGATTGGAAACCATGGGGATATCCTGGAACTAGAAAAATGAATAGGCCAATGTGGCTTGATCGGTTATGGCAAGCCATTGATAGACAACCTAACGGTAAGCCTGGACCAAACTATAAGCATGAATTTGAAATAGATAGATTATCATATGATCAAGTAGCTGCTTTAGCACTTGTTCATGCTAAAAGAGAACCTGTAAAAGATTCTGACTTTATATTATTAGGTATGGGAAATATTGAAGCGGCAAAGTTTCTATACACAAAGAAACATCATACAAATGCTGATGCAGCAACGCTACTTAGATTGAATGTCACTAAGCAACCGGGTCGTGATGTGAACGGCAATCAGATACTAGGAACTGATCCAGGATTTTTTAGAATACATTATGATAGATCACCAAAAATAGCAGACACGCTATGGCTTGGTATAACAAATACACCTATTCAATTCGGAATTGAAATTATATCAGCTCCTGTAAATTTTTTAAAGGAGAAACTATACGGTGCAATATTTTCTGACGAGTATAAAGCTAAGAGAGCAGCGATCAAAGCGGCAAACGGAGTGCCGTAATTATATAAATAACTGTATATAGATAAGGAAAGATTATGGCGGCACCAACAACTAGAGCTACATTACAAGAATATTGCTTGAGATCATTAGGATCTCCAGTAATAGAGATCAATGTGGACGACGACCAGATAGAAGATCGCACAGATGACGCGATACAGTTCTACCAGACATGGCATGATGATGCTATACTACGTACATATTTAAAACATGAGCTTACTGCAACTGATATAACTAATAATTATATTACAGTAAGTGATCATATAACATCCGTAGTAAGAATGTTAAAGATTAATTCTACTGCTGGTAATGCTTTATTCGATGTAGGTTATCACATGCGTTTGAATGATGTGTTTATGGTTGGTGGAATGACAAGTCAAATTCAAAACTATGAACAGAAGCTACAACATCTATCCTTAATAGAAAGTCAATTAAATACAGAAGAACATATAAGATATAGTAGACATATGGATAGACTTCATATGGACGAAGGATTTGGTGATCTTAAAGCTGGTTCATTTATTGTTATCGAGTGTTATCAGATTGTAGATCCATCTGCTTATGCTCAAATATATAATGATTTATTTTTAAAGAAGTATCTTACTGCATTAATTAAACGTCAATGGGGAGCGAACATGATGAAGTTCGAAGGCTTCCAATTGCCAGGTGGTATAACAATGAATGGTCGTCAAATGTTTGATGATGCCATTGAGGAATTACAACGATTAGAAGAAGAAGTTGCGCTGACATGGATGACTCCAGACAACTTTATAATGGGATAATAAATGGCGACTAGTGTATATTTTAACGGTGCTGTTCGGTCTGAGCAGAACCTATACGAAGATTTAGTACTTGAAAGCATAAGAATGTTTGGTCAAGACGTAGTCTACATTCCGCGTGAGCAAATATATGAGGATGCCATTCTAAATGAAACTCTCAATCAATATCGTCATGCCTATCCAATAGAATGCTTTATAGAAAACGTCGAAGGATTTGAAGGCGATGGTAATCTATTAGGTAAATTCGGTTTAGAGATAAGAGACCAAGGTAACTTTGTAATACCTAAGAAACGTTGGGATAATGTCGTAGGTGCGAACCTTGCTGAAGGATTAGGTAATATGTATACAAGTCGGCCTGCTGAAGGTGATCTTATATACATGACAATGACAGATAGAATATTTGAGATTAAGTATGTGGAACCTAAGAATCCTTTCTTCCAATTACAAGATTTACCAAGCTATACATTGACAGCTGAATTGTTTGAATACAATGGTCAGAATTTCGATACAGGTTTACCTGAAGTAGATAACATAGAATTACTATATGCTAGTGCTTATTCATACACTACTACAGCTGCAGCCAATACTAACCACTTCCAGATCGGTGAGTTCGTACATCAGTGGACTGGAACTGTTGATGATAATGGTGCTAACATTAATATAATTGGTAAGGTTGCTGGATATGAAGTAGTTGATACAGAAAATTATACACTAACACTTGTATCACCACATCAATCAACAAACGGTGATGGATCATTTATGCAGCCTGCAGTGCATGCAACACGCTTACTTGTAGGTCAACTATCTGGTGCTTCAAGAAAAATTACTGTAGACTTAACAGGTACTACTAAGACAGAATACAATAGAGATGAATACGCTGATAATGATGAGTTTGAATTCCAGGGTGATTCGTTCATAGACTTTAGTGAAGCTAATCCGTTTGGAGATCCATAATGTTTGATAATCATTGGTATAATCAGTCAACACGTAGAATGGTATCTGTATTTGGATCTATGTTCAATGACTTAGAAGTGCACAAATATAATGCAGCTGGTAAAGTATTATCAAAAATTAAAGTTCCTTTAGCTTATGCACCAAGATCTAAAGTACTTGCACGTTTATCAGAACAAACAAGTGATCCTAAGTTAGCAATCAAATTGCCACGTATGTCATTTGAAATATCATCTATGGAATACGATGCGAATGCACGTGTATCTAAACACAAGAATTATAGAAAGGTTATTGTGGGTGATACGTTACAAGTTAATAAATTAGGTGCTCCAGCCGTATACAAGGTTGGATTTGAATTAAATATACTTGCTGCCACACAAGATGAAGGTCTGCAATTATTAGAACAGATACTGCCAATGTTCCAACCGGAATATACAGTAACAGTAAAAGATATCCCTACAATGGATATCACAACCGACACTCCTATAGTTTTAGATAGTGTCGATCTTAATGATGATTATGAGGGTGATTTAGTAACGCGTAGAGCTATAATATACACATTAAACTTCTCTACTCGTATTCGTTATTATAGAGGAACCGGTAAGAGCAAACAAATTCTCCAAACAGAAGTTGATTATTCAGAGAATGTTGATCCGACAACTCATAAATTTGAGCAACAAAAAGTGGTTGGTACTACTACGCCAGATGGGGCGGGTGGATTTACAACACCATACACTGAGACGATTAACTTTTTTGATACTGATGTATAATAGGAGAATACAATGGCACATGAATTTAAAGCACAACTAGTAAGAGTAGTTGATGGTGATACCATCGACGCAGATATCCATTTAGGATTTAACATGATCATGAGAGATCGCATCCGTTTAATGGGTATAGATACACCTGAGAGTAGAACAAGAAACCTACAAGAGAAATCTTGGGGTATGGCTTCTAAGCATAGACTGATAGAACTATTGGCAGAAACTGATGGCGAATTTACTTTGCACACAGAAGAAATGAAGAAAGGTAAGTTCGGAAGAGTATTAGGTACGATTATGGTTAACGGTAAAGATGCTAACCAAGTACTAATAGACGAACAACTTGCTATACCTTACCTTGGCGGTAACAAAGACGAAAGTCGAGCTAACGCTGGAGTAGGTGAATTATGGAATACATATTATGAAAACCCACAAGAGCACGACGATGACCATGAACATGGAGACGAAAATCCAGAAGCACACATCGACTGGCACGAGCACTAAAGTTGAGTCTGACTACCAGAGAGTCAGAAAACAATTTTACGACTTAGCGGACCAGGGAGACGAAGCCATTGAGCTTATGTTAGAACTGGCCCGTGAGTCTGAACACCCAAGGGCGTTCGAAGTACTTGGACAGTTAATTAAAAACAATGCTGAGATAGGTGAGAAGATCCTTAAACTTCACAAGAGTAAGAAGGAACAGGATGATGACGGTACACCTCAGATCTCAGGACCAACTAACAATAACGTATTCATAGGTAGCACAGCTGAGCTACAAAAAATGTTACGTGATGAAGAAGTAATTGAGCAGGAGCCAGATTTATTTAAAGCATGAGAGAGACAAACTATCTAGGCAATCCGAATGTTCGTGGTGCCGATGTAGAACATCCATGGACCAAAGCGGAATTAGTCGAATACAAGAAGTGTTTAGTTGATCCTAAATACTTTGCTAAAAAGTATTGCAAAGTAATCCACCTCGATAAAGGTTTAATACCCTTTAACCTATACCCGTATCAAGAGAAAATGTTTGATTCATTTACTGCTAATCGATTTAATATCGTTCTGGCATGTCGTCAGAGTGGTAAATCCATTGCTGTTGTAGCCTATCTATTGTGGTATGCTATCTTCAAGGGTGAACAGGTTGTAGGTGTGTTAGCAAATAAGAACGCAATTGCAAGAGAGATGTTAGCACGTATTACATTGATGCTAGAGAACCTACCATTCTTTTTACAACCAGGGTGTACAATATTAAACAAAGGATCTATTGGCTTCTCAAACAATAGTAGAATCATTGCTGCTGCCACATCTTCAAGTTCAATTCGTGGTATGTCACTTAACTTAGTATACCTTGATGAGTTTGCATTCGTAGAGAATGCCACTGAATTCTATACATCAACCTATCCGGTTATATCATCTGGTAAAACATCTAAGATCATTATTACATCTACCGCAAATGGTATCGGTAATATGTTTCATAAGCTATATGAAGGTGCAATACAAGGAACAAATGAATTCAAATCCATTCG